TCGCAATATGGTGCTTCAAATTCAAGGCACTAATAATGGTGTATATCAAATCATTATTCCGCCCAATCAAACTAAATTTTATGTAGTTTCAAACAATACTACTGGCGGTTATGCCATCACAATAGGTACTTCTGGCGGGTCTTTAATATCCATTCCTAATGGTACAACCGCCCAAGTATATACAGATGGCACAAATACATATTCAGCTCAAACAGGTTCCTCTGGAAATTTTACAGTTAACGGTAATCTAACTGTTACAGGTAATGAAACTGAAGTTGGCACACTTACTGCATCTACTTTATCTGTTTCTAATAATGCTTCTTTTGCTGTTAGCCCAACAGCTCCAACCCCAACTGCTGGTGACAATACTACTAAAGTAGCAACTACTGCTTTTGTAACTACAGCTTTATCAAGTGCAGCTGTTAGTGGTTCTATTTTGATGTGGCCTACATCTACCGCACCAACTGGCTATTTGCTTTGTGATGGTACAGCTGTCTCTCGTACAACTTATGCTGCTTTGTTTGCTTTGTTTGGCACAACATTTGGTACAGGTGATGGCTCAACTACATTTAATTTGCCCAACTACACAAACCGTATGCCTTATGGAACAACTATAGGCGCAACAGGTGGTAGTGCAGATGCGGTAGTAGTAAGCCATACCCATACAGCAACCGTTACAGACCCTGGGCACCACCATTTAGGTTCTGTTTACAATTACTATAATGGCTCAACTGGTTCAGGTGGTTATGTATCAGGCGTAAGTCAATCTACCGCAACAACTGATTCATTTACTGGGATATCTGTAGCTAACTCTACTGAAGGTACTTCTGCAACAAACGCTAACTTACCTCCATACCTCGGTATTAACTTTATTATCAAGACTTAAGGATAAATCATGGGTCAATTTACAATTTCGGGTGATACAAGTGGAACTTTAGCTTTGGCTGCTCCAGCTGCGGCAGGTACTACAACTATTACTTTTCCTGCGGTTTCTGGTAATGCTTTGGCTTCTACTGGGGTTACTGCATCGTCTACAAATACTGTAACTAACAAAGTAGCTATCAATATTGGTGGAACGGTTTACTATCTGCTAGCTTCTACATCGGGAACCTAATATGGCAACTATACTTAATGCTGGTACAACTACAGGTACCTCCCTTGCAATAACAACTGATACTTCTGGAGCAATGGTTCTTCAGACTAGCGGTGCAAATGCTATCTCTATTAGCGCTTCCCAAGTTGTAACCCTAGCAAACCCATTAGCAGTCGGTCAAGGCGGTACAGGTAATACTACTGGGGCTTCAAATGCTATTGCCAATACTGGTGGCTGGGCTGTAACCCCTAGCGGAACAAAACTCTACTTTAGCTACAATGGCACTAACGTAGCTAGCATGGATTCATCTGGAAACTTTAAATCGCTGCTTACTGTTGCAGCGGGTACTACCCCTTAATAGGAGCAATACATGACAATTACAACATCAGGTTCAGTTATAACCTTTAGTGATTCGACCACGCAATCTACCGCAGCTACAGCTAGTATTCCTTCAGGCTCAGTAGTCCTTTTTTATCAATCTTCTGCACCTACTGGTTGGACACAAGTAACTTCATTAAACGATTATTCTTTAAGACTTGTATCTGGTACTGGTGGTACAACAGGTGGTACAACTGCATTTAGTACAGTATTTGCAAACCAAACACCAACTATTTCGGTTAACGTATCAGGTTTGAGTGCTGGAGCAACTACGCTATCTACTACACAGATTCCTAGTCATAGTCATTCTACAGCTCTTTATTATGCTGGTGGTACTGGGGGATATGGTGCTGGAAACCTAACATGCGGTCCTGCTGGAACTTTTTCTACTGGTAGTACAGGTGGTGGCGGTTCACATACTCACTCTATTTCAGGTTCTGCAACAGGTTCTTCTACTGCAGTTACTTTAAATGTACAATATGCAAACATTATTATTTGTAGTAAAAACTAATGAAAATTGAACCTAAAAATAATTGCCCATTGAATAAGTTTGAGCCTTGTAAACAATTAGATTGTGCTTGGTTTATTGAAATTCATGGAACACATCCTAATACTGGTGAAGCATTAAAAGACTGGGGATGTGCTATGTCTATGATGCCAATGATGCTAATTGAAAATGCAAGGCAACAACATTCAACTGGTGCAGCTATCGAATCATTTAGAAATGAAATGGTTAAAGCAAATGAAACAAGTCAAAAAGTATTAATTGCTGCCGCTCAAATCCCACAAAATATCCAACCTTTTATTTTGGAGAATAAAGAATGAAATTAACTATTATCGTAGATGACAACGCAGTTTATGTAGATAGTGTAATGAAGGCTTATGCCCCACTACCTTTAGATTTAAGTAAGTGTGGTATTCCAACTAATGTTCATGCTTTGCAATGGAATGAAACTGCTGGTTGGATTGAATTTAAAGATAATCCTGATGGCACAAAACCAGCAAATGAACCTATTACAGTTTTACCTGATTGGGCAAATAGTTGTGTAACTGTTTGGAATGAATGGACACCTTATGTACCACCAATTCAATCTCAACCAACAACAAATGGCACTAAAACAGCATAATGACTGAATTACAAAATATTGCCCCTAGACATAGTTTTACTTATGATGGAGCGCAGATTAATGTGTACCATGTCGATAAAGGTCAAGGATTATTGCAACATCAACACAATTATTCCCATGCAACTATGTGTAATGCTGGTTCTTGTTTAGTAAGTCTTGAAGGTCGGAGTTACACAATAAATAAAGATAGCCAACCTTTAAATCTTCCTGCTGGCGAATGGCATGAAATTGAAGCATTAGAAGATGGCACAGTATTTGTAAATGTATTTGCTGAAGGAAAGTATTAAAAGTGAATTATGGCAGACCCGTTTGGATTATCCGAAGGAGTAAAGACTCTTAGCGGAAGCCTAGATGCGAGTCGGGAGGCTAGTAAAAACCTGTCCAAAAGCGTAGAAGGTATTCAACAAGATGGTTTAGCAGTAGCCCAGCAAAAAGCTCAAGAGCGAATTAGGGCAAGACGGGAAGCAGAGTTAAAGAAGCAAAATGCGCTAATAAAGGCATTAGAAGATTGGAAGCATAAGAAACAAATCTCCGATGAGGAGGCTAAATTAAAAATTGATTTTGTAAAGAAGTACGGTGCAAAAGAATGGGAAGCAGTATTAAAAATCAAGTTGGATATTGAAAACCTTCAGAGAAAAGACAATGAAGATTTCCAACATGATTTGAAAGAAGTGCGTAAAGTTCAGTTTTATTGTTTTGCATTAGCTGCATTAATTGCTTGGTATTTAACTTGGGGTATTAAAGGATAATGTTATGGAATGGCTTAAACAAATTGCACCTACTATTGCTACTTGCCTTGGTGGTCCTCTTGCTGGCTTGGCTGTTACAGCGGTATCTAAAGCCTTGGGAATAGATGAGTCTCAAGTACAAGACACTATAGATAGTGGCAAATTAAACTCTGACCAGATAGCATCTATTAAACAAGCTGAGATTGAACTACAAAAATCAGCTCAAGAGTTAGGATTAAATTTTGAACAGTTAGCTGTCCAAGACCGTGCTTCTGCACGAGATATGCAATCTCAGACTAAGTCTATTGTTCCGCCTTTATTAGCCATGTTAGTAACGGCTGGATTCTTTGGTATTTTGGCTGCTTTAATGATGGGTTATGCCACTAAGTCTGATGAGCTAATGATTATGTTAGGATCATTATCTTCCGCTTGGATTGGAGTAATTTCTTTTTATTTTGGTTCATCTGCTGGAAGCCAAGCTAAAGACCAATTGTTGCATCAATCTACACCAACAAAATGAGTCCAGAACAGTTAATAGCGTTAGGTATTGATGAAAAATGGTATAAGCCGTTGATGGACACATTTATCAAATACAATATTTCTACTACCCAAAGACAGGCTTGTTTTATAGGACAGTGCCAACATGAATCCGCAAACTTTACAAAGCTCGAAGAAGGACTTAATTACTCAGCTAGTAGACTTATGGCTGTTTGGCCCAGTAGATTTCCTAGTTTGGATGTGGCTAATCAATATGCGAATAAT